CAGAAGAGCCAGACGATCCGTCCGTGAGGGCGGTCGTCATCAGGCAGATAATGGTACAGACGATGGTTGGTCTGCACACTTATTTATCTGATTGATTTGGCTTCTCCCACAAGGCACAATGCCCCGCCAGCTGCACTATGCAGCTGGTCGCCATCCAAGCTTTATGCTGACGTGCTTGGGACGTCCAGAACGCTCCAAGTGCTTCTCATCTTGGCTTACGGATGGCATCCGCAAGGAAGACTTATGAGACCGGGAAGGGGTTTCCGGAAACTCATAAGTCGGACTAGGCTCGTAACAGGGGAGTAAGTCAGTATCCACTCTGACAACCCCTGTTGGAAAACGAGATTCTAGTCTAAGTAAGCACTTGAGGAGGGCACCAGTATCTCCGAGAGGATCATTCGGAGGTTTGCCTTGAACAAAATATCCGCGAACTAAACGGATATGCAAGGATGGGTCCCAACGTCCACCAGTAAGTCCGTGGTGGTCGCGGGAAACCCTGCCCAATACTGAGGAGTCTGGCCCGACTTCGGGAAAATACTTAAGTATTTTCCTTAGACGGTTATCCAGCCACTCAACAGTCCTCTCAAAACAACCGACTTCCGCCAGTTGGTTACGAAGAGAAACTGTTGAGATCAACTCAGTAGCGTCTGTGATCGTGGAAGGGATATCGCGACGAACGCGAACGATTGAAACATCGCGTCCGGAGTAATACTCCTTCCCGCAAGACTCTCTGAACTTACCAGTCCAGAAAGACTTTGCCAGACCAACTCGAGCACCGAAATGTTCGAGCGTCTGAACGATCATTCGCACCTGTCTAACGGGGACAATCAAATCATCCCCATAGACACGCACCGACCCAGAGAGGCGCTTAATGTCCTTTCTGGTGAGTGACGTGTTGAGCGACTTCTGAATCCCTAGGAAGATAATGGTTGTGAAAACCATCGCTTCTATCGGGAAACAGAGTGCTGAACCCATCGACGCGTACTTGGCTAGGCGTTGAACGCCTAAACCGGGTACGTCAGCCCGTCTAGAACGACAGGCGTCGAGAGCCTCATGCAAATGGGGCCAACGACAAACCATCGCTCGGACGAGCTGATTGGAGACACGGTCAGACGCTTCACTCAAATCGAGTGTTGCCAGCTGACCATCGATTGAGCCGAGACGAGCATATCTCTGGTTAGGAGACTGGTCGTCGAAGCCAATCATCTTCTTCAGGAGTTCATCCCTAGAGAAGTGATCGAGAAAACAGCGCAATATCGCCTGTTGTGTATATTGCATACACGAAGGCTCAATTGCAATGATTCTCGGTGTCTTCATCGTTTTAGGCACTGAAACCACCCTCACGGGCGTTTCAGCATCAGGTTCGGAGAAGGACTCCTTATCCAGTTCCTCAATAAAGTTGAGGTTCGGAATAAGGAACTCATGAGAAGGAAAGATCTTCTCGAGTCGTGTAGTCCAGGCACGCGAATTGTACTTACCATTAGAGGTAAGACGATCCGCGGTAGCGCCTGGGCCATGCTTCGGAAGGAGTGTACCGTAATGGATATCGCTATCCATTTTGGAAAACACACTTCCAAAAAGCAAGTTTGACATTCGTTCGAATTCACAAAGATCTCTTTCTGTGATATTCGAGTCAAACTCACGGACTTCCCGCTCACACTTGACGAAATCAGACATTGCTTCCTTTACCCTTGTATCACTACAAGGATGAAGGATCTTCCCAAAAGACAATGTTAATTGCCTAATGGCGAAGATTGCATCAATGTCTGGATCATCAAGCAACACGCCAGATACAGGGTCGAATACGCGACCGAAGAAACCCTGAAGAAATTCAGGGAGACTTCTCCCTCGTCTATAGTAAAACGAGGGATGGAATGTCGCGTGACCAAGGTCAAGCCACTTTTGAGTAGCTTTTCCGAGGTCAGGCAGGGTTATCGTAAGAAACGATAACCCCTCGCATTCGACTCTCCTCTTGACCGTTTTAATG